TGCGGCAATGATCTGCGGCAACGCCGTAACCAGTGAGGTCAGGAGTTGTATGCCCGCGTCGATAATCTGCGGAATCGCCCCGATGATGAAATCCACCAATGAGGTAATAATCGCCGGAAGCGCCGCGATAAGCTGTGGAATGGCATCAAGAAGTCCCTGCGCCAATCCGAGTATCAACTGCAAAGCCGCGTCCAATAACATCGGCAGGTTATCAATCAATCCCTGTACGATGGTTGTGATCGCGTTAACGGTTGCCGGAATAAGCTGCGGAAGCGCCTGACCAATGCCTTTCACCAGAGCCACCACCAGTTGCACCGCCGCGTCTATCAGAAGTGGCAGATTGTCGATGAGCGCTCCGACAATAGTCATCACAGCATCCACCGCCGCCGGTATCAATTTCGGCAATAGCGTCAGAATCGTAGTCAGCACCTGCGTGAACAAATCCACAACCGTTGAGAGCAAGGTCGGAAGTAAATCGCCGACCGCCTTCAATATCCCATTGAGAGCGGGCGGCAGCGCCTTGACGATATTTTCGATGACAGGCACGATGTTTTTTACGACGTTTTGGAACGCCTCCACCACGTTGCCAATCAGGAGACCGACGTCCGCGTTAGCGTTGCCCAGACCCGCCATCAGATTAGAGATAGCCGACTGCATACCCGCCACTGAGCCGCTTATCGTTTCTGTGGCTTCCTTGGCGGTCGTCCCTGTGATGCCCATTTCCGTCTGGATAACGTGGATTGCCTCGGCGACGTCCGCATAGGAGGAGATGTCGTATTTAATGCCTGAAAACTTCTCAGCGTCGGCGAGTAGCCGCTCCATTTCAGACTTTGTACCGCCGTAGCCCAGTTTCAGGTTGTCGAGCATCGTGTAGTTCTGCTTGGCGAATCCTTGATAGGCGGTTTGTATCGACGAGATGTCCGTACCCATTTTGTTGGCGTTATCGGCCATATCTGTGATGGCCATGTCCGCGACCTGCGCTGCTTTTGCGGTGTCGCCGCCAAGGGACTGGATAAGGCTTGCGGAGAACCCCGTGACGGTCTCCATATATTCGTTTGCGGACATACCGGCGGTCTTGAAGGCGTTTTCGGCATAACCCTGTACAGTCTGTGATGCTTCGCCGAACAGCGTATCGACGCCGCCGACAAGTTGCTCGTAATCCGCGTAAGCAGAGATTACCTCTTTGGCGAGTTTAACGGCGGCTGCTCCGGCAGCCACGGCCACTGCACCCATCGCCGCGCCAATGCCCTTAAGGACGCCGCCCAGCTTCTCGAACTTGCCGCCGGACTTCTCGGCTTCGTCGCCCGTCTCTTTCAGTTCGTCGCCGAGTTTGTCTGTTTCCTTGGCAGCGTCAGCTTCTTCCTCGCCCATATCGTCGAGCGCCTTCTCATTTGCGGAGAGCTCCCGCTCCATGCCATTGAGTTCGGCTTTGGCATTGTTAAGCTGGACCGCCCACGCCTGTGTCCGTTTGTCGTTTTCGCCAAAGGAGTCGGTGGCGTTTTGCAAAGCAGCCTGAAGCGTGGTAATCTTGTCCTTCTGCGCGTCGATTTCCTTATTGAGAACCTGATTCCGCGCCGCCAGCGACTGTATGGACTTATCGTTTTTATCAAACTGCGAGGACACCAGATTCATCTCGGAAGCTAACACCTTGAAGCTCTGGTTGATGTCGCGCAGGGCATTTTTAAACTCTTTTTCGCCCTCAACGCCAATCTTCAGACCAAAATCATCTGCCAAACGTACCGCCCCCTTTCATCAGAAAATGGCAAACAAAGAACAGCCAAGATGAAAAACACACCGCTGGCTGTTCCATGTTTGCGCCTTATATGCCCTCCGGAATCACGTCGTCTATGAACATCTCCCGCTTGGGCTTAGACATTCCGAGAAACTGGCAATGGCACTCCCACAAATCCAGCAGCAGGCCAAGGGGCGTCAGCCACGTTTCTTCTTCGGAACGGTTCAGGTGTACCGTCCCATAGTAAAGCAATCGAGTGAACAACTCAGCGTCGCTCACTCGACCTCGGCGTTTTTTGAGTTGTCCTCACCGACCACATCACGCTTGGTGCCTTTGAACATGGCCTCAGTGATGGCGTTTTTGTAAGTGGCAAGATCCAACGGGGAGGTGAGAAGCTCGACCGCCTCCTCGGTTAGCAAATCCTTAGGAGCATTCTTCTCTTTCAGATTGTGGATCAAGATACTCTGGTTGGCCAGTAGTGTGATAAGCCACACAATTTCATCGAGTGCCATCTCGAAATTTTCGGATTTCATCAGCTTATCCCCAAGATTTTCAAGACCACCATATCGCTTGGCAATCTCTTTGGTGGCACGCGTGGTCAACACCATCTCAAATTCCTCGCCGCCGATCTTGATGACGGCGCTCCGGTCCGTATCCGACATCATGTACCGCCTCCTTCCACAGCAAAGACCGGTTCATACACCTGCGTGTACCAGCCGGTTATAGTGGCTGCCGCAACGCCGGTATCATCCTCGCTAACTTCCGCTTTCCACGGGTGGTTGCCTTGGCCATCGAGTTTATTGCGGCGTAATACCGTACCCTCGATGGTAGGGGTGGAAAAGGTAATGCTCTCGCCCTTGGTGGCGAGGTTGGTCGCCGGAACGCCGAATTTAACCCTGTACAACCAAAAATAGCGGTATTTGCCGTTCGCCTTTTTCGCACGGAAGCCAATGGCGACCGGCGTGCCGCCATCCTCGCTGGCCGAGATCAGCACCTTGTTGTCGTCGATCTTCGCGCCCGTTAAATCCTCAGCAGCGATGACCCCGATGTCATCAACGCCCAGCGACAACGTTCCTGATTGAAATTCTTTGACGATCTCCGCTGCGCCGTCGTCAGCATAAAGCGTCGCTTCGGCTAATTCCACGGAAAGCTCTGCCGTCATCGCCTTGGCCAGCGAAACCGGGGTCGCGTAGGTTTCATCGCCGTTCTCGCCTTCGGTAATTTTGGCATAATACAGCCTGTCAAGGCCTATCGTTGCCATATCTCATTCCTCCTTTAACTCGTACTCTTTTGCCACGTCGATGGCATAATGGTGAAAACCGGTATCATCCTCGTGGCCGATATACCGGCGATCTGTGATGGTGAAGTCCGCATCCAGCAACGCCTCCACCACCTGATTTTTGCGGGCCGTGTAGTTGCCCTTGGAAAACAAAGACAACCGCGCCTCTTGTACCTCGTGGTGAGGGCGGTTGTCGGCAAAGAGTTCGAAGATATCCACCATCGGCGTGATGACGAGATACTCGTCAGGCGGCACTCCGCTGAACACGCCGGTTTCGATGGGAAGACCCGGAATTTCCAAGACAGTATTCAAATCTGAAAGCAAACTCATATCTGACCCAGCTCCTGTTCCAGCTTCGCCTTCATTGCCTCAGCGCAGGTTTTTTTCGTGGCTGATTTCGCCGGTTTCAGAAATGGCTTAGCTGGCTGCCCGGATTTGCCGTACTCGATGATGTTGGCGATCTTGGCGTTGCTTTCTCCATCCCGTCGAGGCTCGGAAAAGCCGATCTTAATATTGTGATTGCCATCCCTGTCCTGCAAAACGGGAGAAAGCCCCAAGGCACCAGCCAGTTCGCCGGTCGTGCGCGACTCATATTTGGTGCCGCTTCCTACGACCGATTGCAGGTTGGATTTCACTTTATCCAGCACAACCTCGCCGCCCGTTTCCAGCACCCGGGGGATGATCTCGTCGGTTTTCTCGCCCAGACGGGAAATCTTCAGAAGAAACTCTTCGGGCATTTTCACATCAACCTTTGCCACTGGCCGTCACCTCCTTCTCGGCGAGCGCCTCGATGTACATACCGCGTCCCTTAACATCCTCGACGCTGACAATGTTGTACCTGCCGTCCGCACAAACCAGCACGAGGGAAGTCGTGATCTCAAGGCCGGGTATTTTTCGGAAACGAAACAGGGCGGACGCTTTTGAAAACGCCGCCCTGTTCGCCCAGCTTTCGCTGCCGTGCCGGTCCTCTTTATACGCCCGGATGCTTGCCAGCACGGTATCGCCTTTTATGGCGAATCCCTCGCTGTCTTTGACGGGCTGGGTTGAAACGATATCCACGAAGGTGTTCATTTTCCCAAAGCTCATGTCTCACACCTTCCAATTCCGGTCGAGCCGCAGGAGCATATTGACCGTATTCCAAACCTGCTGCCCGGCCTCCACGCTATTAGAAAAAAAGCCGCCCGTGCTGCCGTCCCGACTCTCGTAAAAGTGGGACGACAGCATAATCACGGCCTGCTCGGTGGTAGGCGGCATGGCGTGTTCGGTATAAAAGCCCTCAGCAATATGCTGATAGCTTTCGGCGTAGGAAACAGCGGCGCGGATAAATCCCCGTAATAGGTCATCATCCGCGCCGTGTTCCAAAATAAGATTCGCTTTGACTTTTTCGAGCAGTTCATCCACGCCGTCCACCTCCGATTACGATGCTTTCTGCTGCAGCACCTTGATCGCCTCGGGCAGCGTCAGCTTGCCGTCCAAGCGCTGAGAAGCGAGAAATCCGACCTGTCCCGTTGCCGCGAACAGCTCGTTGAGGCGTTTGAAGGTTCTGCCCTGACGGTCTGCGATCCAGTAATAGCTGAGATCGCCGAAGATGACGGTCTTGTTGCTGGCCGCCACTTCGGGCATAAACTCGGAGGTAATGACCCTCTTGCCGAGAATGGTGTCGGGCGTGCCCGCCACAAGCGAAGGCTGCCACAGATACTGCCCCTGGCTATCCTTGAGCTTACGGATCGTCTTGATGGTGCTGTCGTTCATGATCAGCACAGCGTTCCTGCGGTAGGGCGATCTTAAGGAGTAGATCAGATCGATCAGCTCATCCGCAGTGATTGCGGTTGCGCTTGCCGACGTAACGCCGACCTGCGCGCCTCCGGTCGTATGGAGAATGCCGGTCGGTTTGCCCACACCGTCGCCCGTAAGAAAAGCCTCTTCTTCAGCAGCGCCCACGCGACGCGCAAACTGTGCGGCGATGTAGCTTTCCAAATTGAAGAAAGCGTCATTGAGCAGCTCATCCGACACCTTGAGCATCGTCGCAACCTTGTATGCATTGAGGGTCACCTGTCCGAAGCTGTCGTCGCTCTCGGGAATCGCGCCTTCTTCATCCACCCACGAAGCCGTGCCTTTGGTTGCAACCACGGGGATTTTCCGATCACCGTAGCTGGTGCTGATGATATTGCAGAGGGTGCGCAGAACGTTGGCCTCCTCCAAGGATTGGATCAGGGTCCGTTCGAATTCGTCCGGCACCAGATAGCCGCCCTCGGTATCGGTACCGATCTGCAAGGCGTTCTGCACGTCGAAGCTGTGTTTGTTGCGCATAGCCTTCCAGAAGGCCTGCCTGTACTCGTCCGTCGCCCTGCCGGTCTTAACCTCACCGGTAGTCGTGGGCTTGTTGGTGATAGGGGTGTTGGTCGGCTTAGAAAGCTCCAAGTCGATGGCAGCCTGACGCTCCAGCCGTTCGATTTCCTTGCCCAGCGCCACCACGGCGGCTTCCATTTTTTCATAAGCCGCCGTGTCCTCTGCGGACAGAAGCCCGTCGCCGCCCCGCTTGGAATCCAAAAGGGCCTTGGCGTCTTCCCATACCTTTGCGCGCTTTTCGCGCAGTTCTAAGATTTTGTTCATTGTCATTTCCTCCTTCAAAATTTAGGGCTTAAGCAAATCGAGCCGCTTTTGCAGCGACTCGACCGGTGTGCCTGTGGGTTTTTGTTGTCGTGTGAGTTTTCGCAGGATGGAATTGGTGACCGCCTGTCGGCTGAAGATCATACTGGCCGATAGGTCAAATTCGGCAGGCGGCGCATCACTCTCCGTGAACAGGAGGTCGTCGGCAAAGCCGAGTTCAATCGCCTTGTTGGCGTTCATCCAGCTTTCCGCGTCCATCATGTGGGAGATGCGCGCCCGGGAAAGACCTGTTTTCAACTCATACGCGTTGATGATGGATTCCTTGACCTCATTGAGCATGGCGATGGCTTTTGCCATCTCCTCGGAATCGCCGATGGCAATGGTGGCCGGGTTATGGATCATCATCATGGAAACCGGCGACATATATACCTCGCCACCAGCCATAGCGATGACCGATGCGGCGCTGGCCGCAATGCCGTCAATTTTTATGATCACGTTCCCGGGGTAGTCCATCAGCATGTTGTAGATTTGAGCGGCAGCAAAAACGTCACCGCCTGGGCTGTTAAGCCAGATGGTGACGTCGCCTTCGCCGCTTTGCAGTTCATCCTTGAATTGTTTAGGCGTGATTTCATCGCCCAGCCAGCTCTCCTCGGCGATAGCGCCGTCGAGGTAGAGTGTACGGCTGCCGTCCTCATTCCGCACCCAATTCCAAAAGCGGCGAGGAGGGCTTGCGTTACTTGTTTTGCCCATTGTTTAATTCCTCCGTTTCCGTTTTGCTTTGACCAGAAAAAATGCCTGCGTCCGCGAGCTTGGTCATGTTGCCGTTGATCAGGTACAGATCACCTCCCAGCTCCTCCGGAATCCGGTTCATGTTCTCCAGTTCTCGAATGTCATTTGCGCTCATCCACCCGTTTTGTCGGGCAGTGGCATAACCGCTCATTCGGCTTGCGTAATCGCCACGCAGCAATCCGTCCACATTGAACTTCACAAAATAACGAGATTTTTCCGAGGGCAGGAGAAGCGATTGCTGCAAGGCCTGTTCCCAACGCGTCACCCACGGATCAAGCGTATACTTGACGAATTCCAGTGATTGCTGCTCGATATTCGAAAAGCTGGATTTATCCAGATCGGCCACCATATGAGGCGGTACGCGGAAAATGCGGGCGATTTCATTGATTTGAAACTTCCTTGTTTCCAAAAATTGCGCTTGTTCTGGAGGGATGCCGATGGCTTGGAACTTCATTCCTTCTTCCAAAACGGCAATGCGATGGGCATTGGCGCTGCCCTGATAA